GTAGTTGTATACATGTGGGTTATCTTTGTGATAATCCCACCATTTCTTTTTCTTTTCTAGGAATGTCATTCGTCTTCCTCCTTTAATGGTTCTTTAAAGAATAGTACACTGCAATAGATTGCATCATTTCTTTTGTACTCAACCATTTCTTTTACTTTTATTGTGTCTCTGTACTTCCAATTAGTATGACCGAGCATATTCATACACGCTTCATCTAAGTCATCGCTTTTATATTTACTCATCGCTTATCTCCTTGATATGTATAGTCAACGCACCACGTTTGTTGCGTTTGATTGATAGCTTGTCGGTGTAAACCTCACGCTCATTGGGTGCTACAATAGACTTGAGTTCTTTCTTGGCATTCTCAAATATTTTTGTGTCATCATAGTGAGCAATGTAATGATGTTGTAACTCTACGAAGAAGTTATCTTGACTAGCATCACGAGTAACCATGTTGTCTAACGTCATGTGTTGAACACCTGTTGGTAATTCGTTAGGCATCTCAGCAGTAGGTGCTTCTTTCTTTACAACATGTGACCAGAAGTCACGAAGTATTGGTAGCATACGCAACCACTCAGCTTCATCTTGACTGACTAGCTTGCACTCCCATTGGTTACCAAAGATTACAGACAAATACATATGCTTGAGGTCTGCGACTTTCATATACAACTGTATCTGTGGTGAGTAGTACGCAAGTATATCATCAAACTTTTTGAATGAACTTGTGTGCTTACACTCGATACCAATGTGCTCGCCTTTGTTTTCCGGGTCTATCATGATGCCATCAAGCGTAGCTTTGAATGGAATACCATCAATAGTTTTCTTAGCCTCGTGTTGATAGCCAAGCACATGGGCATTGTACTCTTGTTCAAACCATGCAAGGTTGAAGTCTTCTGTGTATGTACCAAGTTGTACATTGAATAGGTGTGATAGATCAGCAGGCTCACCTTGTCCTGTCTTCTCTAACCATAGTGGATGCCAGTCACCACTCATAATCTTGACTGCATCTGACCCACCAATGAATCCCATTCTCCATTTTGGATCACGGACAGGTGGTTTTAAGTTTACTACATTCATTGTGTTCTCCTTTTTGAATATATTGTACTGCATAACTGCAGTAAATACTAGTAGTTTTTTATCTTTTTGTTGCGTTTTGTATCATATCGAGTAGCTTTACTCTCTTTTGATACCTCCATTCTCCTGCGTCTCTGAACTCAGAAAGACTAGGGAAGAATGTTTTTGTATGCGAAACGCTTTTGACTGCATACAAAAATATATCAGCAGGATAATCAGACAAGCCACGTGCAATCAGGCGTATACGCATGGCAATATCTTCTTTGCTTTCTTGTGATGGCTTGACCATGACCATCATACACTTGAGTAACTCCTGCTCCATGTGTTCTTGTGGCATGGGTGTCATGGCAAAGGCCATAACATTCAAAGCTTTCTCTAGTTCATCAGCCTTTGGTTTGCTGACAAGCTTGTATCCACGCACACTAAAGTCTGGATTAAGTTCTTCCTTGTAATTTAGAATTGATTCCAAAGAAGAAAGAACTCTTGCCTCTACTTCCCTTGGACTTGTAGTTGTTAGGCTTTGTAAAGCCTGTGCTTTTTTGTTCTTGCTTAACTGTAACTGCATTTGTCTTGCCTACTTTGTTAGATGGTTGGTTAGTTATAGGTTCGTGTGACACACTGACACCCTCCACGTGACACTCTGTCACTTCCATAGTGACAGGCTGACACTTCCGTACTCTATATATGTTGACTTGATTCTTACCCTGACGTTTGCGTATTAAATATTTTTTATCTACTAGGTACTCAAGCTTACGTATAACAGTACGCTCACTGAGGTTACATTTAATAGCAATCGTTTTGATTGAAGGGAAAGCAATCATGGTTTCCTGATTGGCATGATGATTGATTACCAGTAGCACAAGCTTGGCTACTGCATCACCAACATCAGCATCCAAGATACCTTGGATATTACGGAACGACATACCTATGCCGTGTCTGCCATGTATTGTTTCCAATCTTTTTGTATCTCCATCTCAGTAGGTACTTCTACTAACTTGGCTAGTTTATTAAGTGAACTTTGTCCTGCTGATGACATACGATCATACTCCCAAAACAAATCAAGCACATGTTTTTGTACTAGTTCTAGTTCTCTATCGTATTCTTGTAGTACTGATTTTTGTAAAGTCATTTCTTTCTCCATAGTTTCTTGACTGTTTCTTCTGATAAAAACATTACCCATCTTGGTTCTGCATTACCACCTCTCTTATATATAACAGCATCCCGGTTGATCATTGTTGTGAATGGGGATGGGAAGCTGCTATTCTTACGATACTTTACTTCTACTATTACTTCTTGTCCGTTGAGTTCGACGACGAGGTCGCCTTTATATTCGCCTCCCAACGCTCCACTAAGAGGCTGACGCTTTGCTTTGATCTTCCACGCTTTGAAGAGTTTGACAAAGAAGTTCTCGTGATATGTTCCTTTTCTGCTAGACGTGCTTGCCAATTTGATTTCTCCTTACAACTAAAGCAGACAAAGAAAGTTCGACTGCCCTTTACTTTCGTAAAGTATTTTGTGTGTGTACTACACACATCGCATTTGATCATTGAACTTTTAGCTTACAATCAAGTGCTTCGATCCAATCTAAAAGCATAAAGCCTGATGGCAAGCGTTCGTATCTTTCCCACTTACCTATCAGGCTATCAGCACATCCAATCTTATAAGCTAATGCTTCTTGTGACAGTTGCATTTGGTTACGCTTACTTACTAAAGACGACACCAATTCTTTCCAGTTAGGATTGATTGGAACTGGAGTCGCTCTGTAGTTGAACATGTCTGAACGCTTTGAGTATTCTTTCTGCTGTATCAAATCTTAAGTCCATCCCATTTATTGCACGATAGTATGTACTAGTAGGTACACCTGCAACAATGAACATATCTTTAAGACGTACATCATTCTCAGAAGCTATATCTTGTAGCTGATTTATATACTTGCACAATACCATATAAAATTAGTACTGCATATATGCTACATGATCAAGTATTATTTAGGTTTAAAGCTTCTCATCTTTATATTTTCAAACCTAGCAGGAACTACAAGGGTTGCGTTACATTTGCTACAACATCTTCCATCTGCTATTGGTAAAGCATCATTGCCCTGATCCCAATACATAACTCCATCTTCTGTGTATTGTTTTTCTATTTCTTTTTTACATATTATGCATTGCATTATCTTCTCCATTGTCATTTGCATTCCATTCTTCAACTAATGTAGCACACGCAAACGCATGTGATGGGCCATACTCTTTTGCAATAGCAATGATTGCCTGTTGATTTGTCATGCCGTCGTTGGTTAGGTATGCACCGAACTTCTCTTCGACTTCGATGCATTGATCTTTGTATCTACTCATGGCTACACTCCTTTATCTTATCTGTTACACCATAATGTTCTAGCATAGGTTGCTCTTGCCACGTATGCCATTCCTTTTTCGTCTGCTCTACAAAGCTTGGCTTGTGCAATGACGTTGCAATTTCACACACTGCGTTAGCTATGTTGACTGCATCACACTCTTTGTCACATGACATGCCAATGAGTGAGCATAGATATTGTTGGTATGAATCTACCATTGTGTTCTCCTTTGTTGTTGTTATTATATACAAGCACGTCACTTGCTGACAGTTAGCTAGACAGTTGATCTCTTATGTGTTGATTCACAATTATATACCTCAGACCCGATTAAACCAGTGGTATAACGTGCGTGTATATGGTTACCAATGTGTACTTAATGACAGCTTACATGGTATTCCGACGTCGGAATTATGTTAGTACAGCTACATCTTGTACCCCGATGCCATCCCACCTGCTAGTCTGTAAAGCTTTGGATACTTCACTGTGACGTAGTATCTCTGCTCTGTGTGGATGTGCTGCATCTTGTGTATGTGATGACCAGTAAGTCATAGCATTATACAATGCCCATTTGTTCTGACCTAGCTTGGCTGTCTCATTGCGATACAAACCCATTAGCTTTTCTAATTTAGTTTCATTGACCTTGACCATGGTAGTGTTTGAACTACGCTTACATATGGTAGCCTTGAGGAATGTCTCAGCCTCTAGCATACTTACAGGTTGAGTTGCATACTTCTGCCAGATACCCTCGCTATCAAAGAACCCGGTGATAGCACGATCAATCTTACCTTGCGTACCTATCAAGCTGAAGCCTGATGTATGCTTGTTACGATCGAATGATAATGCTTTTGGACTAGCACATCCATTGCTACACCATAGTCTGTAACCCTCGGCCTTGATCATGATTGACCAAGCACCATCGTATGAGTTGGTATAGTCTACGTGGAACTTGATATAGTCACCAACTTGAGGCTCAATAACTAGGTCATTGAATGCTATAGTACCACGTAACTTTGCACCATTCTCATATACTCTTTGAGTATGAGTGAAGTCACGAGTGACTCTGTTACTGTTACGTGCAGCTTGCTCCATCTTATCGACGACCTCACCATGCCGTATCATTTGGTATGCACCACCATGCGTACCAAGTACTGCACCAGTATCAGTACGAACGATAGCTTGTTGCATCTTCTTGGGTACTGGATGTTCGATTGCTTTCCATCCATCTTGAATCTCACGTACTGCTACGAGAGGCACGACCTCCACTGGGAAATCATAAGGTGCTAAGTGTGTTGTTATTCCATCCATTGTTATCTCCTATATGTAAATGGTTTTGGTTGAAGTGAATTGAATTTCATCATGCAAAAAAAGTCAACACGTTATCACCCCCCAAGGGTTGCACGAACGAAGTGAGTGCGACTTATTGGATGTTAGTGAAGTGATCAGTGTTAGGGATTATTTTGCATATGCTCCTAGTGTTTTGCAATGAGCCTGCGAATGGTACGCAAAACTCTATTGTTGCTGAATTAAACAAGAAAAAAGGCAGACTAGGATGAACCTAGCCTGCAGTTGAAGTTACTTTTTCTTTGCTTGAGTGTTGATTAAGTCGTTGAGTATATCCTGAGCCTCTTTCTTTGGCATAGTCTCTAACTCACCCGGCTTTTGCTTAATCATATCAACACCGTGCTTGATTATGTATTGCTGAACGTTATGCTCAAATACTTTTTGCTCTTCGACAGTACGACCTGACTTACGACCACGTATCTTAAGCCATACTTGCTCAGTACGTTCTGATGGTG